TTAAACCGTTCTACATTTATCATGGAACCCGGTCAAGCACTAGAGCTTACAAACTTTGAGCCTGACGTTGAGGGTGGCTACAGAAGAATAAATGGCTTTACAAAACACATAAACCAACAAGTGCCAGAAGATGCAGATCCAACTGAAAGCGTCACTATGGTTGCACTGTTTAATAACTTTGTACTAGCAGCTAGGGGCAGATTAATATATAGCTCTGCGTCTACTACTCTATCTTTGAAAATAGAATCAGGCACGGGTATGACTGGTTCAGGTACAATTAGTGTAGAAGATACTACTTCTTTTAGTTCAAGCGGCACAATACAAATTAATTCTGAAATATTTACTTACACCGGTAAATCTGCTACATCTTTCACGGGTGTGACTAGAGCAGCAAGTAGCACTACAGCAGCAAATCATGCCGCTACAGATGTAGTGTCAGAGTCTTGGACGGTTAGAGACAACGGTAGAACAGGGGCTTTAAAATATCAGTTTGAAAGATTTAACTTTGATGGAACTGATAAAATTGTAGTTGTTGATCAGGTTAATGCACCTACAGTATTCAACGCTTCTTTAGCTGCAACAGATGTAAGTGATAGTAGTGTAGCTGGTTCTAAATTTGTGGCTTCTTTTAAAAACCACATGTTCTATGCTGGTAAATCAAGCACACCACAAGAAATAGTTTTTAGTGAGCCATTTAATGAAGACGGTTTTAATTCTGGTAGTGGTGCAGGTAGTCTAAAAGTTGACGATACTATTACGGGTCTTAAAGTTTTCCGCGATGACTTGTTTGTATTTTGCGAAAATAGAATATTTAAATTGTCTGGAACTTCTAGTTCAGACTTTGCGGTTACGGCGGTTACTCGTGACATTGGCTGCATCAATGGATTTACAATACAAGAATTTGCGGGTGACTTAATATTCTTAGGGCCAGATGGTTTGAGAACAATCGCTGGTACTGCAAGAATTGGTGACGTTGAACTTGGTACTATCAGTGGTTCAGTACAGTCTATCTTCAGAGAAAATTTAGAAGACGCAGATAATTTTGACTCATTAGTTATACCTGACAAAACACAGTATAGAATATTCTTTAGTAAAGATAGCACAGAAGCAGCGACTAAAGGTGTAATATGTGTTATGAAAAGCACAGGTTTTGAGTTTGCTGAACTAAAAGGTATTAAACCTTCGTCCACAGATAGTGTTGTTGAAAATGGGGAAGTTATACCTGTACATGGTGGATTTGATGGATTTGTTTATAGGCAAGACAAGGGTAACACATTTGATGGTGCTTTAATATTAGCTAAGTATAGAAGCCCTGACATAACTTTTGGAGATCCGGGTATTAGAAAATATATGCAAAGGGTTAATATTAACTACGCTCCTGAGTCCACTATAGACGCAGATATGTTTGTTCGTTATGATTATGAATCTGCTCAATCATCAAGACCAGCAGCATATCCCTTAGACAGTTTAAATGTTGGTGGTATATATGGATCATCAACGTATGGATCTACATCATATGGTGGACCCTCACAACCAATTGTGCGTAAAGCAGTAGAGGGTTCTGGTTTTGCTGTAGCTTTACGAGTAGAAGATGGGGCTACAACTACAGCACCATATTCATTAAAAGGATTTCAAATGGAATATCAATTAGGGGCTAGAAGATAATGGGTGCAACTTATACAAGACAATCCACGTATTCAGATGGCGATACTATTACCGCCGCACACACCAATGATGAATTTGACCAGCTAGTCGCTGCTTTTGCAGCCAGCACAGGACATACACACGATGGCACCACTGGTGAGGGTGGACCTATTACTGCTCTTGCAACAAACGCAATTACGTTTGGCACAGGTGCAGATACAGATATTGCTATAACATTTGATGCAAATACTAGCGATGGTGTGTTAACGTGGATGGAAGACGAGGACTACTTTGAGTTTTCTGATGACATACTGATGTCCACTACAGAGAAGCTACAATTTAGAGACACAGCATTATATATTAATTCTAGCACAGATGGACAACTAGATATTGTAGCAGATACAGAAGTACAGATAGCAGCTACAACAATTGATATAAATGGTAACGTAGATATATCTGGAACTTTGACAATTGGTAGTGCGGGTATATCTGAAGCGGAGTTAGAAATACTAGATGGCGCAACCGTTACCACTACAGAATTAAATATTTTAGACGGTAATACCAGCATAGGAACAACTGCTGTATCTGACGGACACGGTATTGTAATGAATCACGGTGGCACTATGGCACAAACCACAGTGCAAACTCTTGCTGCTTATTTAGACGATGAAATCACAGCAATGCCTAATCTAACATCTGTAGGCACTTTAACCACTCTAACTGTTGACAATATCATTATTAACGGAACTAATATAGGTCACACATCAGATACAGATGCCATAGCCATTGCCTCTGATGGAGATGTTACATTTTCTCAGGACGTAGTTATTACAGGGGATTTGACTGTCTCTGGTGATGATATAACTATGGGTACTAACACTGCTGGCAATTTGCTTGTTGCAGACGGTACTAACTTTAATTCTGTGGCAGTGGGAAGTTTATCAGAAATTTCTACTGTAGCAAATGATGATGTGTTTCTTGCTGTAGATACATCTGGTGGTGGGTTAAAGAAAATAACACGTAGCACGATAGTGTCTGGATTAGCTGCTTCAGGCGCGATAGCAAATGTGGCAGATGATAGCACACCGCAACTTGGCGGTGACTTGGACATGAATGGTCAAGATATCGTGACTACATCAAATGCTGATATTGAACTCGCACCAAATGGCACAGGTCATGTTACTATTAAGGGTAACACTAATCAAGGTACGCTTCAACTTAACTGCGAAAATAATTCTCACGGGCAGCAGATTAAAGCAGCACCACACTCAGAAAGTGCTAGTAATGTTCTAACTCTCCCTAGCACTGGTGGTGATGCTAGATTAGTATCAACATCCTCAACCGCCACACTTACAAACAAAACAATTGATGCTAGTC